GTCTCCAGGCACAAATGATTCGTACCCACACGAAAGCCACATACAACAATAGTCGTATCACAACCATTTATTCAAACATTCTTAATATGGATTTTGAGACCAACCGAAACATGGTGATTCAGTATAAATATCCATGTTATATGAGATACTATAAGAATTTGTTAGAAGGAAATATTTCTCAGCCCACACGACTAAAGTTGTCTCAAATGTTAAGTGCGATTCTTGAAAGTTTAAGTAAAGAAGAATACAACGAAGCCTTTCAAATAGAACCAGTTGTTCCGCCTCTTCCTAAGATGACGACCGATTCAGGACTTACGTTTTATGTGGTAAATCGTATTACGTCTGTCCGTAATTATTTTGTCTTTAAAAACTTACAACCCGATTTTTTAGTAAAACTTTATACGTTTTATACCTTTGATTTATCAGACCCCTCCAATTTAAATACAAAATTATCTTTTTCAGAAGAATCAAATAGTGGAAAACCGTATCGTGGAATTTATTATATATCTACGCCAGGTACACCCGGTGCAAAAATGATATTGAACCTATACAATGACATTAAAACATTACAATTGTATACGTTTAACGATATGCCGATGTATACTCCTTTAAAATACAATTGGGGTTATTCTATAGATTCTTTGTTCACTTATCTTTACAAAGGTAAGCCCGCTAAATCTTATTATATCTATTTATATGCGAGACAATTTTCTTATTTATCTATTTATGAGGCGGAGGGTGCTAAATTTTCCATCAACGATACGATTGAACCTGTCGTGTTTATAAAGACGAATCCTTATCGTTATTATTTTACCTATGGAGTATATTATTTAGAAATACAAGAGTATTATGCAGCAACCCTTTTAAACAAAGGATACGAAGATTGTGTAGCTTTTGTCGGAGACACGGACAAAAAGAAAATAGGCAATGTCAATGGACTGAGTCTTGTAACCGGGACTCCTAAGGAAGGTGAATATACTTTTTATTATGGACGCGTCAAGATGATTGTCTATAAACCGTTCCCTTACCCTATGACTATTTATGCTAGAGACTTTGGGATTATGGGCGGCGAAGGGTTGTTCCATTTTACAAATGAACCAAAAGAGAATCCATCTACGGATGTCATAAATCTAAATCAAGATTCGGTGAATTCTTTGCGCATGACTACCTTGTTACGTTTTAATGAAGATACCTCTAATAATACAAAACGCAAATATGGTATCAATCATGGAGACTATAGCATTTATATTCCTTCAGAGTTGCCTGTTGCTTTTATGAATAGTGATAAGGAAGATTTATTTATCGTTATACCCGACCCAACCGCCATTATCACGGGTCCTTTTACAGCTCCTGACGGTAAACCCTATCTATTTTACACGGGAGGAGTTACAATTCAGATAAAGGATAATTATGGTAAAATATCCATGTGTACACGAAATGGATATTCGGGTGGATACCAAATCTTTGTATATAATCCTTATTTTGCTCCTCCTATACCTTCATTCTATAAATCAAAACAGGGAGTAAGTGCATTACGCGTTCAAACAAACATGTCCATAAAGACGAATCTTACAACCAATGAAAAGGAGATTCATTTTAATGACGAGACGTCTACAAAGTATGGTCTTTATAAAGGAGTATACATGATTTTTAATATTCCTAGGTCATGTCCTATTACGTTATTGAACCGCGGAAAAGAGGCATTGGTTACATTGGAGGCTCTTTTTCCCAATCATACATTTGAAGGAGCAGGACCCGACGGTACTGCGTATACATTTTATTACGGTATTCTTAAAATTACAGTACATGGTGATTTTGGATTCATGTCTTTGTACACCTTATATAACAATTACATGGGAGGGTATAAAATGTTTTCTTATGACTCTTTTTTTGACAATCGTGATTCTTATCCAGACCCCTTGTCTGTACCTGTGATTTCATCCGTTGTATCCAATAATACTTTTACAGAAACTAAAAAATCAAATTTTCTACTTCATTCACTGAGTTCTTTTTCTAGTGACCTTACGATAGAATATGGAAATATCTGGGACCAATCCTATACAGAAAATACCATCTATGTAGGACAACGTGTCTCGTTCAATCCAGACTCTACCTTGTACGTAAGATATAATGTACAGAATAGAATTTATGTAATCAGTTCTGTGAATCAGTATATCACGCTGTTGAATAAAAATAAAGATTATCTGATTACATTGAGAGGAAATATATCTCGTAAAGCGATTGCTTCCGACGGAAACGAATACACGTTCTATAGCGGAAGCATGATAGCGTTGTATGTATTTGGAGATTTTGATGTAATGACTTTAGAGATATTAGGCGGCCCAGTGGGCCGGGCGTTGTTGATTTATAGCGAAGCCCTATAGAGTGTCTCTTTTTATATTTACTAATATATATATGAAGAATTTTGGGACTCGGGCAGAAGTGTTACACGGAACCGCAAAACAAACAACCGGTAGATTATTAAAGAATGATTTGATGAAGAATAAACATGGTGAAATTGTCTCGCGTAAAAAACATTTTCAAGCAAAAAAGGACAATCGTTTAGTCAAGGCTGGCTACTTGACGAAGAAAGGTGTCTTTGGATTCGTCCGTAGAGAACAAACCAAAAAGGCTAAACGTAAATCAAGACGTGCCTAATCATTTGATTATTTCAAATTACATTTCTTTGGTATTCCCCCTGAATTACGTAAACGATTTACTCGGTGTTGAGTGTCATTACGGTCTAGCATACTTTTTCTTAGGGGATTTACATATTTTTCCTTGTTTACAGGATATTTTTGCAACGCCGCCCTTTTTAGAAATTGGGTTCTGGAAGAAGCGTCGGAAAAGGTGGGTTTTAAACCGTCTGGTTTTGTGTAATTTCTTACGAAAGTAATTAGAAATCCCATTATTATAGCTATATCTTTTTTTTTTACTTTTGCCGCCTTTTAATTGTTTCAGTGTATGTATCATATCACAACCCAATTTCGTATTTGCGCTAGCTAACTTATATGCATATAAACCACCATCCGTTTCTTTATAATGTGGAATATCGCACATTAGATTAAGACAATAAAAAAGAATGTGTTATACGATAAATTATACATTCTTTTATCTATCTACATAAAAATGAATCAGGAACAGAGACTACAATTGAATGAAATGATACGAGCAAATAATAGTGTAGACAATACACCTTTGATACGGGAACTGAAACATAGTTCCAAAATTTGGGAAGATGTTAGAAAAATGGTACTCCTTAAACACGGAAAAGAATGGAAAGATGTGGAATCCGAATGTATGAATGAAGCGAACTTCTTGTATACAAATTATACCATGATTTTTAACCGTCTTTTACGAGACCGGTTGGACGTTCCTATTTTCTATTCTTTTTTGAATGTTTTGAAGGAGATTGAAGAGGGTAAGTTGGACCAACACGAAGCTTCCTTCCAAATTGGGACTCTACTCAAGAAAATGTATATTGACCCAAAAATAGAGGAAATCAAGGAACCCACTTATATCAAAGGACAGTCTATATCATGGCAAGAATTTAAAAAGAACCGTACATGATTCTACAATGAGGCATCTCGTCATTGTAGAATCTCCTTCTAAGTGTAAAACCATTGAACGTTATTTAGGACCCGATTATCGCGTCATTGCAACCTGTGGTCATTTTAGGGGACTACACTCTTTAGACCAAATCAATCGTCAAACATTGGAACTTACCTTTAAAACGACAAAACCTAAAATGGTGAAGTTTTTGAAAGAAGAAGCGGGTATCGCCAAATCTGTGATATTAGCAACCGATGACGACCGCGAAGGAGAAGCGATTGCATGGCATATTTGTAAAGTATGTAAACTGCCTTTGACTACCCCCCGAATTATCTTTCATGAGATTACTCAAGAAGCCATAGTCAAAGCAATATCCAATCCAACGGTATTGTCCATGTATCGGGTTTCTGCGCAACATACGAGACAATTGTTAGACGTCTATATCGGATTTTCTATTTCACCTCTATTATGGAAATCTATTCAACATACTCTAAGTGCTGGCAGATGTCAAACTCCTGCTCTCCATATGATTGCAGAACAACAAGAAAAGATTCTTTCCCAATCTAATGAAACGTCGTTTCGTGTGAAGGGGTATTTTACCAATAAACAAATTGAATTTATCTTAGAACGTCATCTCACACGAGAAGAGATTGAACCCTATCTTTCTAACATCGGAACCTTTACATTGGAACCACCCGAGACAAAAGAGGTCGTTCTTTTACCCCCTGAAATTCTAAAAACGAGTACGTTTCAACAAAAGGCAAGTCAAGAATTACATTTGTCTCCAAAACAAATCATGAGTTCCGCACAAATTCTTTATGAAAATGGACTGATTACCTATATGCGAACAGACCAGTCAACGTATAGCGATGATTTTATAAAAAAGGTAAAAGAATATCTAGGAAATCAATTCCACACACCTCGTGGAAAGGCCTCGGATGGAGCACATGAAGGCATCCGTGTGACCAAGTTAGACATTCAAGAAACCAATTTTGATAAAGCTACGAACCGAGTGTATTCTTTTTTATACAAATATACACTGCATACGTGTATGAAGCCTACCTTACTTTCTCATAAAATATACAAGACGATTTGTAATGGACTTTATTTCATACACACCTCTGTTTCTGTGAAAGAAAAAGGATGGAAAGAAACCCCTGAAAAAGATTGGTCTTCTTATTTAGACAATCTATCCGCATTTGTATGTGATTCTATTGTAGCGGAAGAACAAATCTCTACACCTGAATTTCATTGGTCAGAAGCACACTTGATTCGGGAATTGGAAAAGAATAAGATAGGCAGACCTTCTACGTATACCCATATCGTAGAAACCATTCAAGAAAAAAAATATGTTTCCTTAGGTAAGATTCATAGAGAGCCTATGACTCTGACCCAGCTACTCTGGAAGGATAAAATTCTCACAAAAAAAGAAACCATCAAGGAAATAGAAGAGTCACATAAATTGTCTCTAACTCCTCTAGGCAAAGAAGTCAACTCTTTTTGTTATACTCATTTTGAGAGTCTTTTTAATTATACTTATTCCAAGAATATGGAAGAGCAACTAGACCTTATAGAAGAAGGACACACGGATACATCTTTTTTAAGAGATGCCTTGGATAGAATAGATGAATTCACCAAGCTAGAGATTCCGGTCAAGACTTATCCTTCTCTTCACGCAGGGACCTACCGAAATCATGCACTAATTTTAAAAGAAGGAACATACGGATATTATCTTCAATACAACGAACAATCAATTTCTTTGAAATCGTTTATTCATTACCCTTTGATTTGTACATGGATAAAAGAACAATCAATGCCTCCAGAATTTATAAAAAAACTGATTTCTTTTAAAGATAAGAATGAACATATTCTTTTAGAGGTAAACTCGGAATGGAGTTTGCGAAAGGGAGCCTATGGTCCTTATTTGTTTTATAAGACAAAAAAAATGAAAAAGCCCAAATTTTATAAATATCCTCATGGACACACCAAGGAAGAAATTGAGTCTTATATACAAAAAAATATAAAACTATAACATAATGCAAAGTATTGCTGAGATATCAAAGATATTTGATGATCAATCTAAAGTCAATCCGGTTTTTGCTGCATTAATATTAGTGGGTTTATTTATAAAATTGACATTATCCGAACTAATTCTCTCTAACGATGGTACATCCGGTCCGGCAAGCTCATTGATTTGGGGATATAGCTTAATCATTTTTGCAATGTTAGGTATCGTGGTGGTGAATGTAGACCCAGGTTCTAATGAGTGGGCGGATATAAAAAACTTACCGTGGACACTTTTGATGACCATTGTCTTGATTGTTTGGGTCATTGGAATTAATATAAAATATTATACCCAGATTAATCTAAAAACCGTGCCTGATGAATTTTTTATGTGGTCTAATTATTCTACTCTTTTACTCATCTGTTTGATTGGAATAAGTGTATATCAGTATGCTCTTAGTTCCTCTGGTAAAAAAGACATTGCGTCTAATTTATATATTTATTCCATGTTAGTCTTTATTTTTAATCTAATTGCAGTAATGATTCAACAAATCATCTTATCCTGTTTTTATGTAGACGGATAAAGGTCTATTTTAGTCGTGAGTCCAATATGTGTTTCCGATTCCCAAATTCCAGAAATGCGAAAGAATAATTTAAAGTGGTCTGGTTTTTGTTTGTAATAAAAAAGATTCTTATGGTCATAGCCTGGATATTGTATTTTTTTTTGTAGATTTATATTGAATAATTCTAAAATATTTTTTTCAAATCGTATCATCTTTTCAAGAAAGTGGTCGTCCATC